CAAAGCCAATTTGAAGTTATCTATACCCATAAACAATTTGATATTGTCTTTGTCTGCAATTCTTGCTGGTACTGCTGCGTAGATAGCATCTAAAATAGTACCAATATTAGTAGAAGTTACCGCAGTTACTGAACCAGTATTACCACTTACAAATGCAGCACTATCAGTAATAACCTTTAATAAACCATCAAATTTGTTGGTGTTAGGGTTAGTGTTAGCAGTTGCAGTAGTACCTTGCCACATTGCAATTTCCAATTTTTCAGCAATGTTCTTTGATTTTTCCATACCGATTTGTTCTTCAAAAGGAACAGCAGTTGGTGAACCTGGTGCAATTTGTGTTTGCATCCATTTTGCTTCAAGTGTTTTAGGACATAAAGGTTCTTCAACTTTAATTTTACCTACTGTGATAACACGTTGTGTGAAGTTTGTTACACCACTTGGAGAATATCCACATCCATCAGTTTGGAAGTAAACATCAGAAGAAAGAATGTTCAAAGCAGCAGCAGATTTTACACCTACTTGTACTTGACCAGCATCGTACAATAATTTAGCAGTCTTACCACTAAATAATGCTTTTACCAACAAATCGGTAGATTGTTCGTTGGTATAGTTAGTTAAACCAGTTACGTTAAATGACATATTTTTATTTTTTTAGTTGTTGTGCAAATTTTTTGATGTTCTCAAATTGTTGGTCTTTTTTAGACAATTTAGTTTGGTCTACATTTATAGGTGCTTCACTCGGTAAATTAGCAACTCTTTCTACCAAATCAACAGTTTTGCTAAATGCTTCGCTTTGGTTTTCAAGACTTGAAACTACTTTGTTTAATGCTTCAGTTAAAAAAGAAATTTTGTTTTCTAAACTTGCAACTACTTCGTCAAATTTCTCAACGGTTGCAAATTCTTTTGCCATTTCGGTTGTAGGTTGCATACCAGGTGTTTCAATTTCAGCTGGTTCTACAATTTCAGTTACTACACCACCAACAGTAGTTACTAATGTACCATCTTCAAGTTCGTGCGTTGCGTCAGGTGCTGGAATATCACCATCAGCAGATTGTACTATAATAGTACTTCCAACCACTAATTGACCATCCCATTTGATTACTGTGCCATCAGTCAAAACGGCACTTTCCATTTTAACTTCTTCGTTATTGAAATTGAATTTAGACATCAATTCTCTAACTTCTTTGATTAAATCTTTTGTGTTCATTTTTATATAAATTAGTTTTATGTGTTTTTTGTTGCATTTTTTATGTGCTTTTGTAAAATATCTTTCAATTGTGAAAGAAATTGTATTTCTGCATTGATAGGAAAGTTAAAGAATCCTTCTACACTAAACCCATTCCAAGTACCATCTTTGCATTTTAGCCATACCCCTTCGTCTTCTACAAGGTAACTCACAAACCAACTGCCGTCTTTGGCATCTTCAAATCCTTTTGGTGGCATAATTCCACGTTCAAAGTCTAATAAATAGCTTTCAAATAGTGTGCATCCCTCAATTGGTTGAGCGTGATCGGTATTGACTGCATTGTATTTGTTGTTTAAAGCCCATTTTTTTGCAATTTTAAAGATAGTTTCTTTGTCAAATACTACATAGTACTCGCCTTTTTCTTCATCACGTCTGTAAATAGGCAAGTCAGCATACATTGCAGCACCGGTAATGATGCGTTTTTCTTCGTTTTGAATAGCAAACTTTGTTTTCGGTTTCTTAATTTGCTTAATATAGTTGGGTAAATCTTTGACAATGATGTCAAATTTTGCACCTATACTTCCAAGTGCATCAATTACGTCTTGGTTATTGTCGTAGTGTTTTGTAATTCCAAGTTCTTTTATTTTGTCAACTTTTGCACTATTGCTACCAGTTGCATAAACACGACTTTCAGCAATCCCTAAATCATTTGCAACACTTAACATTCCTTCTTTGTTATCACGTGCAGAAATAATGTAAACAATAGAACCACTTTCTATTTCTTGTTTTGCAAGTTCTTTGCCGTGTGCAGTAGATAAGGTATCATCGTAGTCAAAACTTACTTTGTCGCCTTGTGCGAAGTTTTTGTTGTCCCACATTGAATTGCAAATAGCAACTGCTTGTTCACTATCCTTACCTTCGTCAATTACGTACTTTATGCACTTGGGTATAAATTCTTCTTTTGTTTCACCTGAAGTTGGTTGTAAAAATTCTATTTTATTAAATGCTAAAAAGTTCTTTTGTATTGCAGGATTTTCAACAAGTGAAATAAAGTCTATGCCACTTTCAAAGTCAAATTCGTCAATTGATAATTTGTATATTGGTAAATCCATATTCTATAAATTAGTATTATTGTGAAATTGTTGCATTATTCTACTACGCTTATTGCTTGGTTATTGCTTACCCTACGTTGTGTTCGTGTGATATCACCTTCGGTAACATATACTTTACGATTTTGTGTAAGTGATTCATTTGTATTTAAAGTTGACATACGTGGTGCAAATGATTGCATTGTGCCTTGACCACTTGCTTGTGATGGGTTTGTTTTATCAATTGATTTACTTTGATAAGAAGTACTGCTAATCTTTTTTAAGTTTGCAATACCTACTGCAATTGCAGCACCCATTTGTACATAAGGATATGCTGGAAATACTTCAGTCAAAGGTGATGCAAGTCCCGTTGTAAAAGCATTTTGTGCACCTTGAATAGTTGACAAAATAGTACTTGCATATTTTAATGCTTTGTCAGTTTCAAATGCTTTCTTTTGCTCTTCTTCACTACTACCAGCATAAGCAGAATTTAATTCACTAATTGCATTTAAGGAATCACCAATGCCTTTGTAAATATCATCTTGTATTTGTTTTTTCTTAGCTAAAAGTTTTTCTTGTTCTGCAATTTCTTTATCGGTAAATTCAGTTTTCTTTTGTGAAATTTGTTCTGCAAGTGCTAAATCAGTTACTCCTAATCTTTTCTTTTCATCATATTGTGCTTGTAAACTTTTTAGTTCAAGTTTTGCAATTTGTTCTTTAGTTTTAGTTTGGTCTGTTAAATTTTTATCACGTTCTTGAATGAAATCTATTTCTTTTTGATATTGTTCTTTTATTTGTTGTATATCTGCTGCAATGTATTTTTCTTTTGCTGCCTTAATTTCTTCATCTTTCTTTTTAGCATCATCAATAATTTTTTGATCATTTGCTTTTGTAAATTCATTAACTGCTTTTAATCTTTCAATTTCATTTGTTTCTCTTAAAGCAGAATATTTAAGATTAATTGCAGTTCTTGCTGCATCTGTTATATTTTCTTGTTTTAATTCTTGGTCTTGTCCTTCTTTTAAACGTGATAAATTATTTGCATATTGCGTTGTAATTAAGTCTAATCCTTCAGTTGCATTTGCTTCATCTAATTTACGTAATGCTTCATATTTTTCTTGAACTGCTTTTAATTGTTTTGCAGCAGCATCTTTTTGTTTTGCTTCTTGCTCTAAACGTAATTTTTCTGCTTCTTCTGCTGCTTTTGCGTCCTGGTCTGCAGTTTCTTTAATTACTTCGGATTTTAAATTTAAAATAGTAGCAGTATTTTTTACTATGGCAATTTCATTTTCTTTGCGAATTTTATCTATTTTATCAAATGCCTCTTGTTCACTTTTAGACATTGTATAATTTAAATCCGTCAAATGTTCAAGATTTGCTTGTTGTACCCTTAATTCAGCAGTTGAAATTTCAAGTGTTTGATTTGCAATTTCTAAATTCTTTATTTTAATATCATTAATTTCTTTTAATGATTTACCTTGTGCTTTTAATAAATCTGTTTCTGCTTCAATGCTTTTACTTGTTAAATCCATTGATGTTTTTAAAGCATCATTAGACTTTGTTAAATCATCTGCTTTGTCTGCATCACTTTTAACTGAAAGCCCTAATTCATCCATATGAGTAATTAGATATCCTACGGCAACAACTAATGCACCAATACCAGTAGAAATAAGAGCAGCTTTTAACGAACTAAATCCTTTAATTAATAATTGTATACCATCTTTTGCAAGTGCTTTAAATTGCCCCGACATTTGCCTTATGCTATCAATTCCATCTGCAAATGCCATTGCACCTTGTACCCTTGCAAGTTGTTTAGTCAAATCATCACTTTCACCACCAAACAATGCCATTGCTCCTTGTGCAGCTTCAAACCCACGTGCAATTCCAGTTGCAATAGTACCAATTTTTTGAAAATTATTTGCAGTTACTCCTTTTACTTGGCTATTGAAATCTTCTATTTTATGATTTAATTTACCAATTTCTTTTTGTGCTGCAATTGCTTCAGGACTAAATGCCCCAAAATTTTGTACAATTTTTTCAGCTTCTTTTCGTGCTTCTAATAATTGTTCTTTAAAACTTTTTACAGTTGTATCTGCACCATTCTTTGGTACAACTTCGATTTCTATTGCTGCGGTTGATTTTGCCATTTTGTTATACGATTACGATATAAGATGTGCCAGTTGATATAAATTGACGTGAAGTTTTATCTGCTGTGATTACGTTTGTTGTTACTCCGTCTATTAAAATAGAACCATCACCTGCACTAACTGTTACTGAATTTATGATTCCCAGTTTTTTAATTACAAATACTTTGCCTTTATTTGTAGATGGTGTTGGTAGCACTACTGATATATTACCAAGTGTTGTTGTTGCTATAATTAAGTAGTCATCATAAACGCAAGTGTACGGGGAATTCGTACTGTTGATTTCTATTACGTTACCACCACAACTATAAGCACCTCTTTGTGGAAAATTGTCCATATAGACTTTGTTGCTTTCAACTGCCGTAAAATCATTACAATTTATTGCAGTGACATATTTAAAGCCACTTGGAATGTTTACTTTCTCTCCTATAATGGTAGAATAACGTGCAGTACTTACATTGTCGTTACCGATTACCACAGAATCTAAACAATCTAAACCACTATTACCTATGTTTACCCCACCACTACTAACTGCTACAAATCCTAATGGTGTGCCTTTTGGAAATTTATCACTTAACACATCAGGAACACCTATACCCACATTCTTTTTAGTTACTGTGGTTGGTTCGTAATATGTCACTAATAAAAATTCACATAAGAATACACCATCTTGCAATGGGTTGTAGTCGCTTATTTTATTTAACCTCCAATATTGACCTTCAAAAAAGTACAAGTCTTTGAACTGTAAAGTGTACCAGTCATAAGGTGTAATCCTAAAATATGCACGTAAAATCTTACTGTTCTTATCGGTAATTTCACGAATTGTTTTGTACCAATATACATTGACAAGGTTTTGATTTGAGTAACTTAAACCCTTGCTACTAATGATATTTAATGGCATACCAAAGTTCAAGTCAAATTGCATATTGTATACGTTATCTATATGTAGTATTAAAGGATATTTATTGATGTTTGGGTTGTTGGTAGGGTTAGTTTCGTACACCTCGTAAACTTGTGTAGTTTTTACCCCTCCAAAATAAAGACATCGTAATTGTCCTTTGTCGTTATTGCTATTAAATATTGCAGAATAATATCGTTTTGAATCTTCTGCCTGAAATAAGATAGTAGGTGCAAAAGTTACTTCAATTTTCTTTTCTTCTTTTACAAAGTCGTTGTCAATACGGATTACCCTATCACCATAAATTCGTGAAGTACTTTGTTTATAGTCTTTATTGTACTGGTCTTGTCCTTCTTTAAAAGTAAACGTGTAGGGATTTGCTTCTAAATTACCCATTGGTACTATTGTCACGTTTTGCGAGTAGTCTAATTTCTTTGTCCAATCTTTTGTTATCCCGTTGTAAAATTCATCACGTGGCACAAATCGTAAACTTTTAGGGTTAAGAATATCTTGTTCAATATACAAGTTAAACATCTTGACAAAGTTTGAAAGCATATCTTTTTGCAAGTCATCACCAGTAAAGAATAAACCGAAATCAATTGTGTTGTTGTAAGCAAAAGTAGATGCGTCTACGTGGTTGTAAAATTTACTATCATTAGATAAACTTAAAGTTACACTACCATAACCAACGTCTAACCATCTATGATTGAGAAATTTGACTTGCACATAATCACCAGCAATTAATTGAATTGTTTGTACATCTGTATAATCAAAAAACCAAGCATCATTTGACTCATTATCAGAAATTCCCGAAAATGTTTTTACAAGTACATTGTTTTTAAATAGTCCAAAAGTTAATACTCCATAATCTGCTGATGGAATTGGTACAGATACTGTAGAAACTGCGTTTACTTTTAGAAAGAAATCATAACTACCACCTAATGGTGCAATATATCTATAAGTTGTAGTGTTAAAATTACCACCATTATCAAAGTTGCCACCAGTTGAATCGTTGTTCAATGGGATAATGTCGTTTGGATTTAGTATAATTGTTGCTGAATTAAACCCAGCTTGAAATAAACGTGTAGTCAATGCAGTTTCATCTGCCTCAAATCCGAAGTTATTGTAAGGAATTACTAAACGCTTAAACCTATCAGTATTAAAAAATGAATCAGTAGTATAAGTATATGGTGTACTTGCAAATATTTTGTCAATTATAGTCTTTGCATACAAACTTGGTACGTGGTCATCTACTCTCCATTGACTTGTATTGTTGTTTTGACTACCATATTTTGACAACATTTGTGCGTAAACATAACCTTCACCATATTGAAACGCTTGTGAACTACCATTTTTTACAATTGATGTATCCCAAGAATTTGTAACATTGATTTTATTTAAAACGTGATTGTATTCGTCAAAGTTTAACTCACTCAATTTTGCATTTCCAAGCGTCGTAAACAAGTCTGCCGTCTGTCCGTGTAAACTACACTCATATTCTATCGTATCGCTATCCAAGACGTTTATTTGAATGAGCCGTATAAATCCACGTAACTGCTCAAATCCATCTACTAAAACAAGTACATCGGCTTTTTTGTTGGGGTTGAAGTTTGGACTGAATTGCCCATTACCCAAAACTGTGTGGTCTACTTCAAATATATTACCAAACAAAACATTGTTTGCTTTTGTACCTGGTAACACAACTGTTTTACTCCAATCGCTTGTACGTTGTTCGGGGTTTTTAATGTCTGCAATTGACCTCGTAATTAATAAGTCGAAGTCATCCGACAAATCCATAAGGACTGTGTTTACAAATAAGTTTATCATAATCGTTGTACCTTATCTGTGAATGAAAGTTCTACGTCGATCGTAAAATTAAATACTTTGTCGTTTATGGTGCGTTTGGTTTCGTATTCGCTATTGATTACGTTTACACTTTTAAGTACACCACCATCTAACAACCACACATATGGACTCATTATCAGTTCTTTTAACCACGCACTTTCTTCTTCAGTTATCCAATTGGAATTTAGTGTTATGATTTGGTTTGCTTCGGTGTCGTAATTTGATTTTGACTTTGCATCTGTTCCGTATTTGTACGTACTACCCGCCAAAGTGTAAGGTGTTTGTTTGTACTGTTTCCGTACCACATTAAATTTGTCCCTTCGCAACCTATCAAAACGAAATGACTCGACTGCACCGTATCTGTTAAGAAAATAAATGTCGTTTGTATCATATTTGCTGCATTCGTCTTTTATGTAAATGGTGTATGTTTCAGTTGTTGAACCACTACCAATTGCTTTGACTTCTAAATAAGTTGCACCGCTACTTGGTATTATTGGAATGCGTAAAACTGAATCTAATATTCCACTAACCACAATATTTTGCGTTGTTGCTGCTGGGTATGTTTTGATTTGCACTGCACTTGCATTCCCTTTCCAAAAGTATAACCAGTCCTTTTGTGTTCTGTGTATCGTTTTATTTCGCATCGTTGTCAAAAACTTTGCGTTTGTTGACGTGTTAATATTGTAGTCGTTTTCTATGAATGTAGCAAAGTCAATAGGGTGCAATGCCATATTGTAAGCAGTTAGCCCCGTGACGTTGGTCAAACCACTTGACGTGATCATTGGTGATGTGCTACCAGTAGAATATTCATAACCGAATTTTACATTGTAGTAGAAATTACTATTAGGACATCCACTTACTGACACATCATTGATATTCCAATCGTAGGTTACAAAGTTTTCTATTAGTCTTGAGATGTTAAATACTCCTTTGTTTGTACTATTTGGATAAACTGGTGACTTCAAACGTGCTAATAATGTGCTATTATTGTACACATCACAAATGTATTTGAAGTTTGGGCTGCCATAAATTGCACCTGAACTTTCGCTAATGACAAAATTTAAGTCGTTGTATGCTGGACTATTGTTATCAGGTTTTTGATTGACTGTTATACTCACATTAATAAATTAGCAAAATGTAGTTTTTGTTGCTTTGATGATTTTATTTGCATTAATAATGTGGTAAAATTCATACAATAGTGCAATAAAGTGTCTTTAAAGTAGCATAAACCATACATTTTGTAACTTATATTACACATTGCACCCTCAATAGCACCCTCAATAGCACCCTCAAAAAACCCCCGTAGTTGGTTTAATCTACGAGGGTAATTGAATACAACTTATCTTGCAGTTGCCCGTGTTCCCTTTTCTTCAGAGACCAATAGCACTCGTTTTACATCTGGGTACACCGATGTTAACAAGATACGAAAGAAAGAACTATGCAAATATACTATATTTTTGTCAAGTACAACATAACTGCACCTTCAAATGTGGTAACTCGTTTCATTTCTTTATTAAAGTTGTTCCATTGGGTTGTGTAAAAACTTACTGTGTTTAGAAATTCAATTAAATTCATAGTCAAAATAGAATCCCATTGTTCACGTCTACCTTTGCAAATCTTATCTACGATTTCAAACCAGCTTTGAATCGGATTGCTTCTTGTTCCATTTCCTTCACCTTCGCTATCAAAAAGTCCTGTGTACTTTCCAACAACTTCGGATAAAGTTGCGAAAAAAAAAGCGAGTAAGTATTTGCAATGTCGTATGGCATCGACAAAAATAGTTCACTCACATCTTCAAAATGCTTTGTAAGGTTTTTAACTTTTTTAGGTTTGCCAAATATGTTGACTTCGGTAGTTAGCATTGCCATTATTTTGTGCAAGTTGTTTACTATCTCATCGCCACTATATTGCTGCAAACTTATAAAATGTTGACCTTGCATCTCGGTTGCATTGGGAATCATTTTAAAACGTCTACCTTTTAACTTAAAAGTAAAACGCAAGTTTTCACGTGGTGTAATTTCTACAACTATCTCGTTAAATCGTGCAAACAAATCTTTGACTGTCATATTTTCTACATCGTCAATAATCTTATTGTCAACTATGCAGATAGTATGAATGACTTTTTCTAATGGGTTGTAGTCTTCAACCTCTTTTAATTCTTGTAGTTGTTGTATTGTTATCATTTAAATGTTTTAATTAAATTTTATCCAATCTTCAAAATATATTATTGGCAAATTTTCTCTATCACATTTTATGCAAAATTCTGCATAATTTTGAGCTTGTTTATTTTGTAATTCTTTTGCATCTTCCCAAATAACTTTTGGTATATGTATATTATTACAATTCAATGTAAAATATGCTTCTAATAATTCAATAGATGTTTTTTTCATTTTTTATTGCAATTGCATTTTGATTGCTTACCCATAAAACTAATAATTTTTTTTTTACATCTTTTACACTCATATACAAATACTTGATGTCCCATTATGAAAGGGCATTTTGTAAGTGAATAATAGCATAAACGTTTTTACACATTTGCTTTTTAACATTTTTAGCTCTTTCAGTAGTTCCTTGTAGTATTTCCATACATAAAGCGTTTTCATCTTGAATTGCTTTCTTAACTGCTTCTAAAATATCCATACCATTTAAGATATATTCAATTGCTCTGTTTTCTATCGTTGCGTTTAACATAGTACAAATATACATTTTATTTTCAATATTGCAAATTTATTTTTAACTAAATGCAAATATACCTTTTCTGTTGTGTTTTTTACAATCGTTTGCCAATGCTAAACTCATCACACAGTCATCGGTCAAACCTGGTGGTGCTGAATACTTCACACCCGTTCGGGTATATTCATATTCAATGTTCTCTAATTCGTACCCTATTGGGTATTCAGGAAATGTAATAGAATTTTGTTGTATTTCCATTACTAAACCTTCAATTAGTTGTTGTTTGCTTTGACTTGTAAATTTAAAACCTTTTATATTGGGTAAAAGTCGTTGTAGATTTTCTACAATAGGATCACCTACACCCGTACTATCAATATGTGCTGGTGTTCTACCTACTATTTGTATAATTTTTTGTTGTGTTTGTTGCCAGTCGTTTTGAAATCTATCGGTATAACACACCCTATTTTGATTATCTAACCCAATTATGACAGTCCAATCCGTGTATTTTGCTAAATCTATTCCAAATGCAATTGGTGTTCCGTTTGAAATTGGTGCGTAGCATTTACGGATATTGTCTAAACCAAATGGATTGCTATTGTCATCACCTGGTTCTGCAAGGTATAATTCTTTGAATACAAATTCGGGCAAATCTTTCTTTGCTTGTTCTATTTCTTCTACGTCAAGTATGCCTTCTTTTGCAGCATCGTATGCCGTTATTTTGAAAAACTTGTAATCTGCTTCACCTAATCTTGCACGTTCACCTAATTTGTAAAACCAATTCTTTTTGCCTTTTACGTTACCAATCATTTTGCACTTGCCTTTGGTTGCAGTTAATGTTGAACGTAGTGCATACCAACTTTCTTCACGCATACGACTTGCCTCATCAACTACTGCTGCGTACACATCATCACCATACAAGTTGTCGGGTTTTTCCCCTGACTTAAATTCTATCCTTGCACCATTTGGTAGTATTAATGTTAGTTTGCTTTCGTTGGAAATAAAGAAGTCTTTTTCACTTACTTGTGATTTCATTCTACGGAATGCGATTTCAGCTTGTTGGTAAACTGGTGCAATCCACCACACCGATTGATTGTCTTTTAACTGCAATGCTTGTTCAAAAATCCATATGATATGACTTGCCGTTTTACCACACTTGGTTGCTGCTGCCGTTATCGTGTAACGTTCAGGTGCATCAAGTATGGCTTGTTGGTAAGTCGTTAAAAATGGTCTTTGATAGTTTATTTGCATAGTTCTACAAGCATATTATATCGCTGCTCGTTAATGATTTTTAAATTGTGGTATTTGTTGCAATAGTCTGTGTTTTCTTGCCCACGCCCTTCTATTGGGTTTACCATACTTTTTAAACATTGATACCAATGGTCAAAAGTATTTGGACAAAGTAATACACCAGGATTATACAAATGAAAATTATATGGTTTAACATCACTACAAATAATTGGCAATTGGTATGCTGCTGCTTCTACTATTTTTAACTCCGATTTATACTGATTGAAATTGTCTTCACGCAATGGTGCAATGCAAAAGTCAAATAACGCATAAGATTGTCCGTACAAATCTGCACGTGTACCTAACACAGTTTTGAACCACGATGGTCTTTCATCTAATCCTACACCCGTAATTGCTTTTTCGCAACTATGCCATTCAGTAGAATCCGAATGATACCCACACATATAAAATTCAGCATCGTAGTCTTCACAGAATCGTTTTACGCTATCACCTACGCACTTTAAATCTTCTAAATGTGAAATACCACCTACCCATCCAACACGTAATTTATCACCCTTTTGTTTTGGCAAATTCCATTGCTCACCCGTCAAGTCTAATGCGTTTGGAAACGTAATTGTGTTTTCGTTAAACTCTTTTATCTTACTTGCAAGATGATCAGTTGAACAACTTACAATATCTGCCAATGACATTGCATCTTTTACGCAATTCTTAATGACTTTCTTGTAGAACTTAAATGCTGGGTTTGAACGTGGTATTACCCAATAATCGTCTATGTCGCATACTAACTTACACTTTGCCTTTAATATTGCCTCAAAAACGTTGTATTGGTAAATTCCACACCATCTATTGAATACTACTGCATCATATTTTGTGTAGTCTATGTTTATCCAATCGGTTGGGGTTTGCGAAACGTCAACAATTATGTCGTAATCTTGCTGCATACGTGCATAGGGGGTAAATAATCTGTGAAAACTTACCCCACTATTGTTGTCCATTAATACTAATATCTTCATCTGTAATCTATTTTGCTTATTGATGCTTCGTTTATTTCGTATAATTGCCACATTTTATCTCTTTTATATTCGTTGAAATCATCATCCCACATATTATCTTTGAATTGGTCATAGTATTCTGTCCATTTGTGTAACATTGCATTGAATTTATCAATATACTTTTTGGCATATTCATAATCCTTTGTAACAAATAGTTCAATTACAGAATAGTCCCCGTGTGAACCTTCGGAATAGAAAACGATATAATACTGCTCTTTACTCATTCGCCTGGTAATAATGGTATGTGCATCCAATATAATGGTTTCATAACTTTAATCCTTCCTCTTGTAGTATTTCGTACAATTTATCACGTGTATCTTCAAATGCTTTGTATGTGTCATCACTCATTGAATCAGTTGCGTGTTTAGTTTGTGACCTTAACCAATTATTTAATTCCCACATTGCAGCCATCCATTTTGAACCATTGACTGCCAAATCAAAGTCTAATTGGTCATCAGGTAAATTGTATTTTAATATTGCTTCCATAGTGTTATTGTCAGGTTTAAACTGATATTTGGTATACAAAGGGACATTGATGTCCCTCTGACATTAAAACGGTACATCATTCTTTGGTTTAGGTACTGCCACAAAATGTGTAGCTTTTGATTTTTCGTTTGGTTGCTTTAATTTGCCTAATCTTATTTTCACATCACCATACTGGTTCTTTTCAAGTTTGCCAATTGAGATTGCTTGGTTTAGTTTTTCAAGATTGATTGATACGTTTAAACCATATTGGTCTTCCCACGCATTGCCTAAATAAATTGTTTCGTTGTTCATAATTGTTGTTCGTTCACGCTTTCGTGAACATAGTTTCTTTCTTTAAATTTTTGTATAATTACTTTAATTGCTTCAGTTATTAATTTTGGGCTTGGCATTTCAATATCTTCACCCATTCGCCAGTCGTTGTAATACGTCAAAATTATGATTGCTTCTTTTTCAGTCATTGCTTTAAGTTTAAAGTGATTGTAATCGGTTCGTCTGTCTTAATATTATTGTCAACTGTCTCTTTTGGTTTGCCGTGTACACGTGTCACCAATGCTTCAAGATTGTACAATGAATTTTTATCGTGTGACTTTACAAGTGAACCCGCAATGATTTGCTCAATGATTGTGTATTGACCAGTTTTGTCTTTGTCAATGCCTTCTAATTCTTGCCTATTCATTGCACACATATTCATATACGTTTGATTGATGTCGTCTTTTGAATACCCCAATTCTTTTAGTTGAGTGACTATCTTTTTAGGTCTACCTTGTGTATTAATATTCTGCGGGTTTTTATCAAATCCACTTGCTTTTTTTAGGTTGTCTAATCTATCTGCCATCGGTTGTTTTTCAATTGTTTTTCTTGAATAAAAGTGACCAGGTTGTAGGCACTTCAATTTTGCTCAATAATTCGTAGTTGTGCAGTTCAAAAAATGCAATCCATTCGTGTTCTTGTTTAATGTTAATATGTCCCCAGTCTTCGTCAAAGTCGGTTAAATGTGGTGTGCTGCTAAAATGAAAGTACTTGCAATTTACATTGTCAAGCATTCGGTGTAATTTGTCATCTGTGATGTGTTCCATTACTTCAATACAAGCTACTAAATCTGCTTTGATTTTTATATCTGTGATGTCGCATTTAACGTAAGTATTTGCGACATTGTGTAAAGAAGCATAATCAAAGTGATGCCTATTTAAATCGTAGTAAGTTACGTGCTTGTCTAATTCTTTCATTGCAAGTGAATACGCACCTACTCCACCACCTATATCAGCAAAAGTTTTAAATTCTACAAGTTCTGCTACTTTGTTTGCAGTTGCACGAAACATATTTACAAACCCTTCGTTATCCAAACGGATTTGATTTGCCATTTCGTAATCAAAGCATTTTTTGTCATCCCATAAACCACCAAAACTATTTTCCATTTTTTTCCATAAATTTTAAATGTTGTTGAATAAGCATTTCTTTGTATTGTTTTTTATCCCCGTAGAAAATATGATGTCCTCTACATAGTGCCATTAGGTTTTCTATTACATCACCTTGATTTGATCCACCCATACCACGTGCTTCGATATGGTGTAAATCTACTGCCTGGCATCCACAAATTTCACAAGGCATCCAGTCACTTAAATGATACCCGAAATACTTCATATAAATCTGTGTGTGTTTTTGCATTACTTCTTTTTTCTTATTGGTTTAATCTTTTGTTCGTCATCGGCTAATTGTGCCAACTCCAATGCCTTTTGGTTTACATCGTCTATGGTTGGAATCTGCTGTTCCTTCATTGCCTTTGCACGAATGATTATAGAAGTAAAATGTTCTATAAAACAACTACTGCAATTTGGAATATGGCTGCCCATTACTTCGTGGTAAATTGTTTTTACCTTTAATGTTTCTTCCGGTGTTAGTCTAAACACTTGCGTTTTTCTAAATGTGTGTAGATGGTGTTCTACGCTTAAGATGTAATCTATTTGTTCGTTTGTCATAATTTTATTATTTCTTCTTTTACTTCATTCCAATAATATATTCTTTCAAAAACTCTTTCGGAATCTAATTCTGCAATCATTTCGTCAACTAAAATTAACGCATAACCTTTTGCAATTTTTTTTGCTGCATCAGTAGAATAAATGTCATCTACCATTTCATAGTACATTAACCATAAATCTATTGCTTTGTCTTTTGCCGTCATAGTTTCCAAATTATTGATGCAATGATATAACATATTGCTGCTGGTATTACTGCTGCAAAATTGTATTGTCCGTAAAAGTATCCGATGCCTAACCACCAAGCTAAACAACTTTCACAAGTCAATGGTTTTACTTTTATCTTTTGTGGTAACATCGGTGTTACTACACTTGAAAATATAAATCCAAGTGAGGATATACCTAAAATTTCAATTATTATATTCATTATTTATTTGTTCTTTGATTTCTTTAATTACCCGTAGTACTTCACGTAATGATATTTTTGTTTGCCTATGGATGCTTCGTGCTGAATTACCATTTGACCATTGAGTAAATATTTCTCTTTCGTACCATTGGTTTTTGCTGACTACCTTTTCAATTGTGGTTAACTGGTTCTCTTTTGTTATTTTGTCTTCTAAACTATCTACTTCTACCAAATCTAAACTATGTATATCGTATTCCCCAATTGTCGCAAACAGTCTGTTAAATGCTTGTCTTGGGCTTTTAGTTTGATTGAACATAACTTTAACGCAAAAGTATTTTAAATATCCGTTTTTGTTTAAATCTATAAGTTTATAATCAGGCATCTCACATAAAATTAAAAGTAGGTGTTGCTGCAAGTCTTCGTGGTGTAATGGGCAAATGTTTTTTGCTGCTTGTTTTAACCAGTCCGATGTCGCAACTTCTATTAAAATTTTATCTTTGATATACAAAACTATAAAACTTTTTTCAAATTAAAAAATATCCATCCTTTTTTTTCGTATTTTTTACGATAGTACTCTACTTCTTCAAGTGTATGTAAACACCAGGTTACACTTTCTTTGCCTTTATTTAGCACCAATTGATAAGATTCTTTTACATTGTGCATAGTATTTTGATTCAAGTTTATAATTGCAGTCCAAAAAGTTTTGAAATCTATTTACGCTATTAATTACAGTACTATGGTCTTTGCTTAAAAACCTACCGATTACCGTAAAACAATACCCATAATGTATGTTCGCTATGTAGCAGAACAAATGACGTGCCGTACTTATACTTCGTTGCCTATTTTGTGCTAAAATATCGTGTGGAATAATATTAGTTGAACTACATACTGCATCCAGGATAGTTGATAAATTGACATCTACTTTTTCTTTTTGTATTGGATTAGTTAGCAAATGTTTCAAACGTGATATTTCTTTTTCATATTTTGCTATCATTCGTTCTTGCTTATTTAATAGGTTCGTGTGCTTTTTACGATAGGTTAAGTATCTTTCAAAGTAGTCTGTTTCTTCGGTGTTCATAGTAGTTTTAATTGTTTTTTATAATCTTCAAATCTTTTGCAACTTGCATCAAAATAATCTTTGTCAAGTTCACAAGCGTAAAAATCAAATCCTTCCATATCTGCTGCAATTCGGCTGCTTCCTGAACCTAAATGAGTATCTAAAATTTTATCATTTGGTTTTGCGTAGTTTTGTAAAAGCCAACGGTATAATGCGACGGGCTTTTGGGTAGGGTGGATTCTGTTTTCTTTATTTTTCATATCTTGCTGAAGCATTCCGCTCCATCTGTATTGAAATTTTCTAACTGCATATTCGAATGAAGTATAGGCTAATTCGCAATCTGCAAAATCGGAATTCCCGTTAATTTTATCCCAAACAATCCAACAACTACTATTTGAACTTAATATATTTTCAATAAAATGATTTGCTCCCCAAATAATTTGATTTTTTGAAACTCGTTTTAATTCAATAAAATATTCATAAGATTCGGGTTCTTTGTCAAATCCGCTAAATGATTTATAATTTTTTGCCATTGCTAATTTGCCACGTGTATGATTTTTACTTCCATCTTCACCTATCCCATACGGAGGATCAACAATTGCTAATTCAAAATAATTATCAGCAAACTGCTGCATGTATTCTATGCAATCCATATTTTTAACTTCGCTTATCATATTCTTTCTGTATATTTTGTGTACTTGCCTTCAAATGTAACTGGTATATCCGTGCATTGTCCGTGTCTATTTTTTGCAATAATCAATTCTGCATCTTCTTCAATATCGGGTTTGACATCTAAATAATAAGATGGTCTAAAAGGGAATAACACTACGTCTGCATCTTGTTCTATTTGTCCTGATTCTTTCAAATCCGTTAATTGTGGTCTATCGTCTTTGCCGTCACGATTTAATTGTGCCAATGCAATAACAGTAATACCACTTTCACGTGCAAAGTTTTTTAGTGCTGTGCTTATCACAGAAACGTTCTTTCGTGTATCTCGTTCCCCAGCATCCATCTTTTGAAGATAATCGATTACAACCACGTCTAAACCCTTTTTTGCCTTTTGTAGTTTCAACATTGATATGATATTAAAAACATTATTGTCTTTGCTATCTATTAGATCGTAGTCGTATTCTTGGTTGTAAAGTTGTTTACTTATGTTTTCAACTTCTTTTAAACTCATTGTGGCATTTCTAATTTTATAGTTTTCAACTTTGCTAAAATAACTGATTTGTCTTTTAGCTAATTCTTCGTTACTCATTTCAACTGAAACAAAAACATACTTTGCAAATGGACAACCTTCTATGCAGAAATTTAAACCAAGTGCAGTTTTTCCCATTCCTGGTCTTGCACCTATGACAACTAAATTCCCTTTGTTCCATCCACCGATATATTTATCCAAGTATCTCCACCCAGTAGAAAGTCCTTCTAAATTATTTCCACGTTCAATTCTAACTTGTAATTCGTCTAAAACTTTACCTACGATTTTACTCATTGGTACTACTTGGTTTTTTAAACTTACCCTACTTTCTTGGTTTATAATTTCAAGTTTGTTTTGCAATTCGTGTAGATCACAATCTAAATCTAAATTTTGTATATCCTGAACTATCTTTTTGCGTTTGTACATTACTTCCATTTGCAACAAATCATATTCAATGGTGGCATCGGAATAGTATTTTCGGGTAAACTCCGACAACTCAAATGCTTTGTCTTTAAAAAATGGGAACAAAGTATGTAGTGCAATTGGTTTAGAATCTAAATAAAGTTGCTGCATAACTGTTACAACTCTTTTGTTGAACTCATTAAACCAGTTCGGGTTTATACTTGGTAGTTTTGTCTTTGCGTAGTCCGACATTATAAATGCTCCTACTACATTTTCTTCTAAATAATTATTCATCTAATGTTGCTTGTCTTTCTATTCTTGGTGCTATTGGTTTTTTTACTTCAACTTCATCTTGCCATCTTTTTTTATTTAAGTATGTTGAAAAGTATGGTTGAAATTGTTTGTCTTTAAATTGTTTTACGAAAATAGGAATATGGTTTTTAATTAAATCATACTCATTTGATTTTATTTTTTTAAATGCACTTAAACTTTCTTCTTTGTTTAATTTCTTTTCATACAAATTCCAAAATTCTTCAAATACACTAATATCAAATACTTCTTTTTCTTGTTCTTCTTCTTGTTCTTGTTCTTGTTCTTCTTGTGATGCAGTATATATACCATTTACATACTCTATCAATACTCTATCTTTTATTTGTTTAAGTTCTGATTGTATGCAACTTACAACTTTTGGACTTGAAGAACCATTATATTTGTTCCAATTTTTTAAAGCAATCTCTTTTGTATCTTCGGAATATAGAATTTTACCTATTTTTATAAAGTATTTAATAAGTTTAGATACTCTATCTATACTGTATCCTAAATCAAAAGACATTTGTTTTTTACTGATTTCGTATATGCCACATTGTTTAGTGCGTTCATTTGTCAAAAGATATAAATAAAATAATCGATGTTCATTATCCAGGTCTTGAATAAATGTATCACTCCAAAATGATGTATGAATTTTTCTAAATATTGCCATAACTGGTAGATGTTTTAATTTCTAATAAATTCTCAACAGTACCCCATCGTTTATGTGATATTTGTTTTAAAAATTGTTCAATTTTCTCAATGCGAAAATCATAAGTGTGCCAAAATTCATTGTCTTGAAATACATCGATTACGACAAAATTGTTTTTTACAGTAGTTTTTGTTTTAAAATTCATTTCATAAAAAAACCCCATCAAAAATGTAGCAGTCAGATTGCAACAAATTCAACGGGGTAAAAGTGGTTAAAGTATCGAGATATCTGACATCTCACTTAACAATACAAATATAGTTTATTTATTTTATATATTCAAGTTCTTTTAAAACTTCTATTTCTTTTTCGTGACGTTTAAAATAAAATACACCACGAAGATTTGGATTGTCTTGTTGTACCTTTTGACGTGATCGTCTAATTGATTCAGGTGAATGTACCATTCGACCAGCAACTGCGTTTAAAACATCGTACATTGACTTTGCACCCATTTGTTCAAGTTGTTCTCGCCAAATGTCTGCCATCAATAACGCATCATCGTCACGCATTTTAGTGCTATTTTCAAGACGTTGTTTAACCTGGTTTATAATTAGTAATTTAGTCATACCAATTCCCCTTTCATTTTACCTTTGTACATCTTTTTCAATTCTTTGTTTGCCATTTTGCCTATTGGGTTAAGTTTATCCCAATTTGGAATGTCATAAACTTCAGGCAATGGTTTGTGTTCTACTTCTTCAAATTGTTGTAAAGTTTGGTATGCAACTAATACACACCATACACAAAACGCAATGCTTACCATTGCACCGACAACTGCTAATCCATCCCACAAATTCATAGCTCAATTAAATTAAAAAGTCCGACATAAGTAACATTGTCCGTGCTACCGATAACTGCATCTGTACCTTGATACTGATGTTTAGTTGTAATGTTACCGACTGTTGCATCTGCAACTTGTGTAACCACCCATTCAAATGCCTCTGTCAATGATGGGAATTGCTGAATAATTGTTGTTTTGTTTTCCATATCTTTTGTTATTAAAGGGGCTAATTAAAGCCCCAATTTTTTTAATTGTTGTGAATACGTAAAGTACAAAGTTGAATAATCATTTACGCTAATTGTTTTGTCTTTTAATGCTTGTTTTAAAAGTTCAATGTTGTTTAAAATTTGTTGTTTTTTCATATCGTTGTTCTTAATTGTATAGCAAAAATAGTTATTAATTCTTTAAATGCAAACTTTATTTTCAATTTGGTAAAAATAATTATAAAATATTACATTAATTTGACAATTGACTGTAATAATTCATTGGCATAATATAGCTTTTCGTCTATGATTTCTTTCACATCTTCAAGTTCTATGTGTGATATAAACAAGTTGTGTGTACCTGGCATCCTTTTGTCATACGAAACAAAGTACCCAAACTCACAAGCACTTGCAATCATACCAAGTTGCATCTGCCAGTAGTATTCGGGGTGTATTTTTAGCAAATCTTCAGCACATTTTATGCTGCGATTCTTTAAATGTATGCCACTATTGAATGGATTCTTTATTTCTACCAAACAATTGCTACCAAGTGCATCAGGTGAATAACCCGAATACTCACCATAGGGAATAAACGTGTATGTTTCACCACCATAGTAAGTATAAAAGTCATCTTGGTTTTGTTGGAATACTTCAAATGCTTCTTTTTCGTTTTCAGTTCCCCACGTTAATGCTTCACCCCAAATTGGTTTGCGAATACCAGTTAGTAGTTCACTTGCTTTTTCGTAGACAAAAGACTTTGCAGTTTCGCTTAAGTACTCCGATTTGTTTCTCGGAGTACCCATTAGCTTGTGTATGTCACTTGCGGTAAATCTACCTTCACGTACTTTGAGCCATTCGCTTTCGTTATTTGTTATTGTAATTTCCATAAGTTTAAATCAAAATTTCATTTTGCTGCAATCAATAACTTTTTGTTTTCTGCACTAATAGTGTATTTTCTTTCGATGTCTTCCATTAGTCCACCCGTTTGTAGATGTTCTTTTGCCTTTGCCCAATTGCTATGCTTTGGGTTTAAATCTTCTTTTGCAACTTGTTTAGATTGTGGTGCTACATTACCAGTCGCTGCATTGCCGTCATCGTCATCGTCTATATTTAGATTCAATATAGATGAAATTGAATATCTACGTGCATAACTTACACCACTACCAAGTTGTTGTGGGTTGGTTGCATCTTTGCATAAAATGTCATAAACACTTTCTATTGTTTGACCAGTTTCGATGTGAATCAACTTTGTAACAACACAATTATTCATAACTGGTTGCACAATCAACAAACCATTCTTTTTAAGAATAGGTGTAATGATACTTAAAATGTGTGGGAGTGTTGCATACTTTGAACCTTTAAAAAAAGGATTAGATGCGTCTTTGCTAATCTTCGAACATTCTGCCTGAAAATTGCTTACTGAATTAAATAGTTCTTTCATAGTTTATTATCTGTTATTAATTTGTCAATAGCATCACACAAACTAAATTGTGCAAAATCTTCCATAATTGCCCACATAATATGTGTAGTTGGTGATCCGTCTTCGTCTTCTTCGTAGTGTGTAAACTCGTTTACTAAATCTTCATCGTTTTCTATTAGTAAACTTTTTACCAATTCTTCGTCAAACTCGTAGTCGTTAAAACCATCAAAAAAATGTAGTTTACCTTCGTAAAAGTTTGCACTCATTTGCAGCTTTTTTAAACGCACCAAATTCTCATCCATAAGATTAAATAGATTCTTCATTGATAATGTCGATTGCGGTGTTTAAAATGATTAATACCTTCGGTTGTATAACATCACCATTTAGGTATTTACGAACAGTTGGCATAGATATGCCCGTACGTGCAGCGACCTTTGATACAATGCCGTGCTTCTTGTGTAACTTGATTTGTTTGATTACTTCTTGTATATCCATAGCACAAATATACAAATAGTTTTCAATATAACAAATTTATTTTACAAAATAATTTATTTAAATAGGTTTGCAGCAAAATAATCTGCTACGTTTTGACTTAATTCGTTAATTCTTTTTTGCGTTAATGTAGGTTTTATGAATGGTCTTGCCTTTGTACCACCAGCATAAATATTTTTACTGATTTTTCGTGCGACTACTGATTCAATTCTTTTATCAAATGCACTTTTAAATGCACCATATCTGCGTTTTTCTTTCATCCATTGAATTAAAGATTTTGCAGATACCATAGTACCAGGTGCTTGTCCTTCTTCGACATCCACCCAATACTCATTCATTGTGATTATTAGTTTTTCGCCTTTTGAAGTTGGTTCAATAGTCGGTTGTATGTTAGCCGATAACGAACCACTTGCATTTGATTTGTTGTTTTTTAACTTTCTGCGTAGTGCTTCAATTAACTTGTTTCCCCAATCTTGGATAATAGAATTAACACCACCACTTTGTATTTCTTCGGTGATATTTTGTATTCCAAGTCCTTTGAGGAAATCAGGTTCTTTTGCCATTAGTAAATCAAACTAAAATCTATAATTTCGCCATCTTTAAAATATGGTATAACTTTTAACCAATATGCTTTCGGCACAACTTGACAACCAGCACTCCAATTGTCAATGAAATTACCTAAACCAGCTTGGTGAAAGTTAATTCCAAACAATCCTTTTTGAATTACTTTTTCATCTATATTAGCATCCTTATTCCCGTCACGAAAAATTTGAATAGGTTTGATTTGTTGAAAGTATGGACAACCTAACCATAAAGATTTCCAATTTGCAGCCGTTTTGAACTGATGTGATCCATAAACTAATTGTGAACACGCAATTGCAGTACCTGTTACACCACCATAAGTGATAGGGTTGTTTATATAATGTTTTCCGGCAGTAGTTGAACACGGGAATACTTCGGTAACTTCACCATTAACCCACAACACCCCAAAATCGTCAAAAGTATTGGTAAGTTGTTTATCGCATCGAACCCATGTGATTCCCTTTGTTTGGTTAAAAACATACTTCTTTAATTCTGCTTTTGTTTTGTCTCCAATGATTCCGTCAACTACCAAGTTGCATCCGAACCTATTAAGATATTGTTGTACTTGTTTCATCAATTAATCTTTTTAAATACCATTCTGCTTTCTGCAAATCTTCAACCCCACCCTTTCTATCATAACGCCAAATATACTTTTCAATATTGCCTTTCAAATATCCTTTGAATGCTTCTTTTGACATTGACGATTTGATTGCTTCTATGCACTCAATACTACCTTCGTAGTGTGCTGGTTTATTTACTTTATCCATTTTTTACAAAAGTCGTCAAAATCCAAATCAATTACAAATGTGTGTCCACTTATGTAATGTATTTCAGTATAGTCCCAATGTTGGTTTGCTGCAATAATATAACCAGTGTCAAGAATTGCATCTTCTAAAAACTCACACGCTTGTTCTTTGTCTTCGTAGACTGAATCTGCGAGTATAACGATATGACATTTAATTTTAGGCACGATATGTAAATGCAGTTAATATTGATTGTTCATTACCATTAATTACTTTTCTTTCAGGGCAAATCTCTAACCATCGACCTCCGGTAGGCTTGGGCGTTGACATTCTCTCCACGTGCCAACCTCCTAAACCATTGTTATACTCTTCTTTGTAGGTAGCAGTACGCACCATCAAAATATTACGCAGTCTAATATTGTTTTGATTATCCAAGCATTCATTAGTATAAACTACCTCGTTACATTCGTGAACGTGTCCCATCCATATCATATCTGCACCTTCTATAAATGTTGACATTCTATTGAACTGAATTACACCACGTGTAACTGGTCCACCACCACCACTACCGTGAAAATATTTTATTTTAAATGCTTTACGAATTGTTTTCTTATCTACAAATTGATAAATTATCCATCCACCATAACCACCTGTTTGTATTTCAGTATTGCATTCACGATTAAGTCCAAAAACAAATCTTTCTATAACGTCTGTTTCTTGCCTTTTGATAATGTTTGTTTCGTGATTCCCATACCCAACAACTTTGATAATTTTTGCATAAGGTTTAAACCAATCAATTGCAGTATTCACAACTGCATCTAAATAGTTATTTACGTTGTGTTCAGGTCTTATGCTATCTTTACTTTTTCGGGGATCGTATGCACCTTGCATCAAACAGAAAGTATCACCGTTTAAATGTACATCGTGATTACCAGCAAGTGCTAAATCTAAATGTTTTTTTAATAGTACTCTATCACAATGTGGATTATCCCAATGCAAATCCGAGAGCAAAAGAACCTTTTTGTTTTCAAAAGGCACTACAAATTTATGTACGTTGTTTTTCATTTGAAGATGTAAAATATAGTCACAAGTATTGCATAAAATGTGACAGTTAAAAAACGTTCTTTGACCACTTTATTTTCTTGTTCAACTTCGCAAATACCAAATTGCAAGTCTGTAATTGTACTATCTAAAAAAACTATATGTGTGCTATCGTTGTGAATCTTCGCCTTGTAGATTCTGTTTTCTTCACGTGCTTTTGCACCTTTAATTAAATAAAGGTTTGCATTCCGTAGTGTCGATGAATCTATGCAAATTGATTGCCCTTTGCAAAAACTCGGTGCTATAAAAAGAATCAGATAAATGTATTTCGATAGTGTCATATTTTATTTTTAGTTTTTCTTTTTCTTTTTGTATAATTGTTTCCTTATGGAAATAAAGTGTATCAATACTGCGCTTGGTATTATTATTATAAACCACACGCTTATCATAGATATACAATATGCTACAAAGGAATATCGCAATAAGACTCGCTATAAGGTACTTCAACATTGATTTCAACTCCATATCCTGCTAATATATCAGCTTTATTATCCATAATTGCCTCTGCATTTCCATTCACACTAAAAAACACTTCATCTTCGTAGGTGTTGCGTTTGCATAGGGTTATAATATCTTGCATAATTAGTGCCGTGTCGCTTAACACTTCAATCATATTTGTTTGGCTTTCAAAGTGACGATCTAAAACCATAAGCATAAAATTGTAAACGACTTTTTTACCTTCAGTATCAAAGTTAAATCCGTTAGGTACTAACCACACCAATGGGTAGTATTTTAAATTCTCCTCTGTAAAGTCAAGTTCACCAACAATAAATTTATTTACTTGCTTGTGGCTTTCCGATGCAGTTTGAATTGTCGATATTATTTGATTTAACGTCATTTAAAAAGTTTAAAAGTTTAGTTTCATTTTTTGTTCGGACTTTCCCCTTTTGGGAAATCGTAATATCTAAAGTCTTCGTCATAGTTCGGTGGTAAATATATTCCCCCAAATAGTTGGGTGTTATGTGGTCTTATTGTATCAATGGTAGAACCAGGATTAAAGAACAAAGGATAAATCGTGCTATTAGCTTGTAGAAATTCACGCAATCTTTGTGCGTAGTATTCTGCTTTGTCCCTATATCTACGTTCAATTAACGTCATTTCGTCAATACTAACTGGTTGTGTGTTGTCCGATGTCCTTGTTCCAAGCGTCTTATTTAGCATTTTAAACGTCATAGGCAACATAGATTCAGTCAACGTGTAGTATTTCAAACAAGGTGCAATATAAACGTCTAAAAGCGTTGTATTCGCACTAGATATATTACCATTAAATGCCTGTGTTTGCAACTCATTATAAATTCCACTACCAATAACGTCACGAATATAGATTTCTTGTGCTTCTTTTATGGCACTTTTTAAAAGTTTATCGTCTACGTTTTCGTTTATAGGGGTGTTGTCCTTTAAAAACGTGGTGCTGATTAAATATACAAAATTGCTCATATCTTTTTCCTTACTAATTTACTATTCCAAATGTGTCTGCAATGGTGAATGTGAACGGTTGTATCAGGTATTGTGTACCATCCACCACGTTCTGTCCAAATGTCCCTACCTACTCTCGCACTAATTGTGTCAATTTCACTTCTTAAATACAAACGATTTGAATTTACCATTTGCCTACAAAATTCACGTGATGTTTTTATCAATTTACGTTCACCACTAAATGCAGGATCAAGTGCGTATTCGTATCTAATCTCAATTTGTTGGTCACTTACTTTCTTTAATTCTGTTGTACCCAATTTCGAAACTGATAGTTTACCTTTAACATCGTCAATAAGTCCATCCTTGACCATTTTTGCAATTGTATCGACTACTTTTTGTGTGTCTATCTTCAAGTACTTTGCAAGTTCCCCCGTTGTTGTACCATCGTTTGCGTTTAAGAGCTGCAAAATTGCAGTTTCTATTGCAGTTGCAAATTCCATTTTGACATCCTCAAAGTTTTCTTTGTCTTCGCCACAAGCCATAAACATATTTACAACATCGTTTTCACTATAATTTGAAGACATTGCTTGGGGTGTAGATTCAATAGGTTCAAACCCTAATTCTGCACGTGCTTCATTTTTAGTGATTATACCTTTTGTGTATAAATCTACATAATCTTGTCCGATTGGTGGTTTATTGATAGTTACAACTTGACAAGGTATAGCATACTTTAAAATTGAATTTAACGCTGCATCAAATTGCTTTTGTCTTGGTTCTATGTATGCTTGTTGAAACAATTCATATGCTTCAATAAGTTCGTTACGTTGTCCTAATGCACCCGCAGTAGAAATACCAAATAGCACAGGGTTAGATATACGATGCCCAACAAATATTTCATCTCTTACTGTGTCGTTTAGTTGTAAAAATTGCTTGTCAAAATCACTTGGTTGTAAGTTGGTTATTTCTGCTGGTCTTTCGCTTGGTTCGTTGTACCCAATAATCATTCCACCCGCATTATGTGTACCAGTTTTTTGTGATTTAAATCTACGTTCAGTTAATCTCATTTCTTCGGGTGTTGGAATACCTTTGAAGAACTGAATTAATGTTTGTGCAGAAAAACCATTTTTAATAGAATTAAAGTGCCAGTTTTGTATCTCGCTATCTATCTCAATGTACCTTAATGCACCAATATATGATGGCAAAGGATATTCTTTTTGACCAGCACGATATAATTTAAAGTAAAATACTTGTTTATTCTCACGTGTGTTTGCGTTAAAGTAAGGATATTGACATATTTCTGCACGTTGGTTTTGCCAATCTTCACTATAATACGCACAATCTTTGCCTAAACGCACGTTTTGAAATGGTAAATGATAGTATTCTGCTGGTTTAGTCTTTGCTTTATTCCAAATTACTTCAACTGCAAAGCCGTCAAATAGCTCATAATCTTGTGCTAATTTACTTTTAAGGTTTTCAAAATCTTCATAAGCGTTAATGTTTGCCAAAAAGTCTTCGGTAATTGCAACATCTATTGTGTTTTTACCTTTAATATCAGTACTTGCACCTATAATGTATGCTGCTTTTTGGTTGATAATAGCGTTGTGTTTAGGACTGCTATTGTAAAGTCTGATTAGTTCTTGTGGGTAAAGATTATCTAACCCATAGGTCATATAACCCTTTGCTTTATTCTCTTTGAATATCGGTAAACTATCGTCTAAAAACGAAAGTCTGTGTAAATTAAATTTGTTTTCCATCGGTAAAGAAGTTTGTTATAAATTTTCCCACTGCACCACATATACCACAAATCAACATAAACTTTGGATTGTCTACATTTAAACTGGCAATGAATAACGACATACCAGCAAGTGAATCACCGAGTACACGAAATCTTTTTGGTGTTGGTTGAAAATATCCTTTGAATCTCATTTTTTAGTTTTTAAATAGTAGTAACGGATTGCAAATACAGCAGAAATTAAACTTAAAACACCCACGCAAAAAGACAATATAGGTTGTAATAATGTTGCATAGTGTGTTACTGCACTTATTAAAGTTGCCGTAATTACTGCATCTGCATTGGTATCGTTAAAGTTCTTCATCTATTAATTTCAAAAATACTGCGTAATATTCTGATGCTTCCAAATTCTCGAACTGATTAAGCGTAAAGATAGCGTGACTAATTTCTTTTTCAGTATCTAAAAGTTCAACATATTGTTCTTGAAACTTTACAAAATTAGGGCTATCAGTTTTGATTTGAACTTGTCCGTCAATTTCTTCACCAAGTTCTTTGATTAACCCGTTTCTGATTTCATCAATTGTGGCAACTTCTGATTTTAACTTATCAGCTAATCTTTGCAGCCAATATTTTACCTTTAAAGTTAACGGTTGTGCTAATAATCCTTTGTTGTTTTCGTTACCAAATAACTCTAAATTAAGAGTATAAATTTCGCCAAGTGTTAATATTGTTCTTTTCATATGATTACAAAATTAAGCAAATTACACGCCCAATTGATTACAAAATTGTCATCGTTATTCCAGTTAGCATAAGTTTCAGCATCCATTGTTAGATTGCCTTGCAAAATTGATGTGTAAGTTTCGTCTGCAACTGATAAAACTTGCCAATAGAAAGTCACAGATGTTGGATTCATTGGAAAGTTTAAAGCGTCAATTTGGAAGATTGTTCCTTCGCCTTTTGTTGGCACGATTATAGGTTGTATTTGTATCATATTTATATGTTAGATGCTAATAAATAATAAGTTGTTCCCGCAATAGTAATTTGTAGTTTATGTGTTGATACAACTGAAGCAGCCACAATAGGGGACATACCTAATGTTAAAGCCCCGTTTAAACGTGTTGATCCGTTGACGTCAAGTCGAAATCCAGCATCGGTGAAAGTTCCTCCGTTTTGGATAAGTACGTTTCCCGTACTCCCAAAAACTTTTAATTTTATATTACCACTACTATCATTTAAATTAATATTTGAACCAATAATATCTAAACTATTATTAACTGCCGAAATTGAACGGGTGTAAAAAGAAAGAAATCTAAAATTAGAAGCACCAATTGAACCAGTTGAATCTGTATTTGGACGAATTCCTTCGGTAGTTCCACTATAAATTAAAGTTGTAGTAGTCGTATTCCCCCTCCCCGTTACACTTGCCAACGTATCGCTTTCCGCAGTCAAATAAGTATTCGTATCTAACGCAAAAGTACCAGCAGCAGTCATCTTTACAAATGATGTTGACGCATAGGTTAATGCTGAAACCGATGTAAGGTTTGCGTTTAATGGTTGACCACCTAACCCACTTAAAGAATAAGTTGGAATGTTTAAGACATTACTTACTAACGTAGACGCACCACTTGAACCCGTTGTTGTTAACGATGTAATTCTGTTTGTATAGGCACTATCCCAATTTGTCGCACTTGCAGTTGTTGGTATAGCATAACCCGTTGTTAAACTAAATACACCCGTTGTATTAGTATATGTTAAACCCGTTGCAGTTGAACTTAATGCAGATAAAGAAATATAATTACTTGGGTTTGAACTTAAATAATAACTTGAATTATCGTATGAAATTGTTGTACCGCTAATTTTTACAAACCCCGTACCACTTAGCGCATCTTGTTTGCCATTAAATGTATTCCAATCAGTAGAACTCAAGTATCCACTTTGACTTGTTGTCGCTTGTTGGATACTAAATTGTCCCGTTGTGTTATTATATGCAAGAGGGGTTAACGCACTCAAAGCAGTCAAACCAATACCACCAAGACCAGCTAATGTGTAGTTTGGAATGTTTAAGACATTTGCAGCAAAAGTAGATGCACCCGAATTGCCCGTTGTAGTTAAACTGATAGTCGCTTGTTTGCTATTTAAAGCCGTTTGAGTGGCATTTGAGATTGGTTTGTTAGCATCACTTGTATTGTCTACATTGCTTAATCCTACGGCAGTTTTATCGAGTGTTTGGAACGTTTTATCACCTCTATAATATTGTGAAGTTGTACCAGCAGTAATTGTACCCTCTTTTAAATTTAAAGCATTTTGTACAAGGGTTGAAATTGGTTTGCTGATGTCACTTGTATTGTCGACATTGCCCAAAGAAACGTCTGTTTTGTTTATTACAACTACACCCGTTTTACCATTTACACTTTGCACATTTCCTTGTGCTGCAAAAGTTACCGTGTCGTTAATATCGTCATAAGTCAATGTGACATTACTACCAGCTATTGCGTAATCTTTAAAGTTTTTAGTTGCCATATACCAATGTCTTTCCTTTTTGTGATAATAATTTATAGTTCTTATTGCTTAATAACGCATTGTCAGCCCGTGAAATTATACGTTGTATATTCGTAGGGTTGTACGTTTTTAAATTATATTGTATGGTGATTATTTTTTCCATTAACTTGGCGTGTAGTAAATTTCTTCTTCGGTAGATAATTGAACTTTTAGTAAACCTTCTTCAACTTGTTCATTGGCAAGTAATGGGTTTACATTTGAACTTGACGTTTGTGCATAAACTACATAGTTGTATTCACCTTCAAAGAAATCATATGTATTTTCGTTTATTAAAAACTTATTGTATCGGTCTTTAAAAGAACTTATATCAGTCAACAAAAAGTTATATTGTTTTTCAGTTTGACGATGTGTAATGCTAAACAAATATTTAGGATTTGCAATTGTCACTTTTTCTGTAAGTGTCAAGTACCAATTCTTTGATTCCCCTTTTGTAAGTAGTAGCATTATTATTAAATTAGCATTTTTACAAATTTGTTACAATAAAAAAAGGGTAGCAATTACGCTACCCCAATTAAACTATATGAAAAACACTACTTAAATTCCTAAACTTGTAACTACTGCACCACTCAATTTGTATGGTTGTTCGCTATCCATTGCTTGTAAAGTAATTTCATAACCATTAGCGTCACCAAAAGCAGTTCCACTACTTGCTACCATTGAAGATACTTCACATCCACTTTCTTTACCTACTAACCAATATTCGTCGTTGTTATTTTTTACAATACAGAATGCTCTGCCTTGTGCCAATAACTTCATTTCGTTTCTTTTGGTTGTAGACATTCTACGCAATTTAAACATAATATCAGTACTGTTATAAACAGTACCATTTTCTGTGCTTACATTGGTAGTATTTGTTAAAGAACCAGTTGCTTTTGGAATTTCGTAAGTATAAACATCACCACTTGCAATAGTTGTAGCAGTTACCTCGCCACTTGCAACTGTAAATCCAGTTTTAGCCCAATTCACCAAGTGAATCGACTTAATACCCCCGACTGCATCTTTGCAGTCAAGGGCTATACTTTGGGTTAATAAACAAGGCATCTATCTATAAAATTAAAGTGTGAAATAAACTACTTGGTCAGGGAATGCAATTTGTGTTCCGTATTTCATTGTCAAACGGAATCTTACCTCGTCCGAATCTTGAGAATACCAAATTTTGGCGTCCTCTTCTTCATGTGCCAAATCAGTTCCTACAAATAAATTGTCTAAATTAGTACAAACCATTTTGTTTGTTCCGTTCAAACCACCTACACCGATAATTTCAACGTTAGTACCAGGCCAAATCATTTTCAATTCACTTGTAGCATCTGCAACGTAGTGGTAAAGGTTAGCATTTTTCAAGTTAACCAAAGCCAATTTGAAGTTATCTATACCCATAAACAATTTGATATTGTCTTTGTCTGCAATTCTTGCTGGTACTGCTGCGTAGATAGCATCTAAAATAGT